TTTTGAGTTAACTACATATTCTAATCCAGTTTTAACATCTTCACTAGGATTTTTATACCCATATTTATAACCACTTTGATTAAAATAGTTTGGAATCATATTTGTTTCGACAGGTTTTTTAGATTTATTAACACGTTCAGTGATAATTTCCCCTAATAATTCCTCATTATCATTTACCATATTGGAATCATATATATTATTCACATTTGGAATTTCCTCAGTTGGTATAGGAGTCTCTTCTAATGGTTTTACTTCTTTAAAATTATCACTTATATATTTACCAAGTAGTAATAGCGATGGTATAACTGCTAATTCCATATATTATTCGGAAGAAAATAAATATAAATCATTTAACTTATATTTATTTATATCTATATATTACGGACTGTTCCTAATATTAAATACCTTCTTATCAGTATAATCTTGTGACCACCATGGATTTGTATATGGTACATTTTTATTCCCTGTTGTTGTTTTAGGTGGGAAATTTTTGTCTTCATAATCCTCTGACCACCAAGGAGTCATAGATGGCATATTCTTATTTACTGCTATATTCTCCACTGGAAAATTTGGTTCTGTGATGGGAGTGGTTGGTTTAAGTTTGTGAGCATCTTTAATATCATTTCTGGTCCATGCTCCTTCTCTAGCCCAAAAAGTGAATTCATAAGGATTAATTATTGGCCATTCGAATCGATCAATATTTATTTCACGGAAATTACTTGGTGGTAAATCCAAACGGGTATCTTCTGGAGTTAATTTCTTGCTGCAATTTTTAGGTATTAATAAAGGATTCTTGCTCAATATAGTATCTAATTTCTTCTCCTTATCAACCAAAGTATATCCGCTTATACATCTTCCTAAAGGATAACCACGATTAGATAATACTGATTCTACTTCAACAGGATATCCTCCTTCTGCAGTTGGAATTTCAGAAGAAAATGGAACTCTATTGTTTCGAGCACCAGTTGATGAAACACAAGGATTACAATTATCCCTTTGCCCAATATATAAATGATAATACATGGGTTCCTGTGATTGTTTTAATTTTTCTTCATACGCACAGATATCATATGGAATTCTGGTTTGTGCCATATATACTTATATATATAGTAAATATATTTTTCTATATATAAAATTATTTATTTATTTGCGAAGATTGCATGGCTTGGTATCCGGATGATAACCAATATTAAAGTTACGAGGTAAGTTATAGAAGTTAATTATGTCTCGTTCACATGTATATGGCGTAATTGTAGGGTATACACGGCATGCAGCCATATTATCAGGTCCACATGGCTTATATCTAGCATCAGGACATAAACTGTTTAGACGTGTTATGATCCGTAAATCACTTTCGACATCAACACGTGTACCGATACGTTGACGATCTTCTTCTGCTGGATTGGTAACACACTTATTACAGTTTTCGTAATATGGAGCCCAAACAACATGGTCGAATATATCTTTACTTTCTCCTAGTCGAGTATTATAAGCACAAGTATCATAGCCTAATCGAGTTGAACTCATCTATATATATAATAGGGATTAGAAATTTTATAATATTGTAAAAATAATTGAAAAATAAATGAATTATATATCTATATATTTGTATCATTATGATTATCATTATCATTGGATTACCTGGAAGTGGAAAAACAACATATAGCAATAAATTAAAACTAAACAATTATCAAATATTCGATGATTTTATATCTAATTTCTTTAATGGCAATTTAATTGCAGCCCTCAAAAATTATATAAATATATGTATTAACGACCCACGATTATGCGATATAAATATTTTCAATAAATATATCAAAATAATACAAAATTTTGTTTCCAAAGAAAATATCTCATTAGTACTTTTCCAAAATAATTATAATGCATGTTTAAAAAATTTAACTGATATTAAAAAAATTAATAGTTTAAAATACTTATCTACTAAATATGATCTTGATAATTATCAATTATATAATCACATAATTATCCCCGTATTTGAAGAATCCTTTGTCTAATATTCATTGGTATAGCATTTATATCAATATTTGTATTAGCTAAATAATGACAAACCATATTTTTAGCCCTATCTCTAATCATCTTGCTGGTAAACGGATTCTTATTATATTCATACAATTTATCCTTTATTTTTTTATAATCAGTGAAAGTATAATAGTAATTCATTTCATCCATTTTTTCAACTATATCATCTATTGTTTTAATCGATGGATAAAATTTAGTTACTGCATCAATACCATTCCCAATAAATATTTTACATAATTCTGAATCATCCCTTATACTCATACCTCTCTCTTTTAATTTATCCTCCAATATTTTCCTTCTAATATCCTGTTTTTTTATTGCTTCTTCCTTTAATTCAGATTGTTTTTCTATTGACATATAGTTATCAATTTGATAATTATTTACTATCATTGTATCAATCCAACCACTATAATAACCATTGGAATAATTAACCATTAATAAAAATACAGAATCATTGTCAACTATAATTTCATATAGATTTGGTGATTCACTATCTTCTCGATTTTTATTTATATAATAACCATCTGGCAATTCAATTTCTTGTATTTTATTAAATCTTTTACCAACTAATTTCATAGCTAAATTTTCAGTATTTTCAAATCTAGATATACTGCAGCATTCACCTATAGCCATTATCCGTAATTTTTTATTTGTATCTTCAAATGAAAATTCTATCATATTACTATCATTAAGTACTTCTTGATAATAGTCATTAAAAATAAGATATTGTTTTACATGTGTTATAATCTTGCCAACTAATTCACTATAGTCACTGGATACATTCTCATTATGCATTTTTATTATATAAATAACTAATTTTTATATCATAAAAAGATCAATATTTTTAAATTACTTTACGGGTATATTTATCCAAGTTACGAGTATCTATACCTCCAACTGGAAATGGAAGAACTATATGTTTAGGATCCATATAATTTCTGTTTAAATCATAAAATCTATTTTGTTCTATATCACCTAAGTGTTCAGTGTATATTTGTCTGGTGCTCTCCGAATATGTTACATAATTGTTTATATCCGTATTACCAAAACCATGTCCTGGACCTTTATAAGCAGTTCGTATATAATTAGACCAATCCAAATCTTTTCTCCTTGGCACGTATAACATCAACAATGGATTACATTCACTACTCACTCTCCAAGTTGCTTCCGCGTCGTCTTGAGAGGCACCAAAATTATTTTTTGATCTACAATAAACACCTGGTTGTCTTAAATAAGTGTCTATATTAACATTATCTTCGAGATTTACGCGGTTTTCGGCGATATAACCAGGGATATTTAAAGCTGGATCATTAGCTTGAACTGAATTGGAAAATCTTGCGGGACAACCTAATTCGGTTTTGATGGGTGCATTAATATAATCTTTGTATAGATTTTCCATATTGAAATTGTTAATATAGCGCATCTTTTCTTGATTAAATGTACTCATATTATATATTATAGAGATATATAAAAATAAATTCCATAAATATATTTATATGGAAAACAATATATTAACAGGAACACCTAGAGAATTAGCGTATCTAATATTTAAAAGTGACCCGCGCCCTCCTTTATCAAATCAACTGTATTTAGACGAAACCGATAATGAATTTATATTTCAAGTATTATTAAATATTTTTTTGAATGGATTATTGATAAAAGAGAGTTTAATTAGGAAAACGCCGGAAAATAAATATAGTTTAGTGATGACAGAAGATATGTTTATTAAATTCAAACTTCATTTTAGAAGTATTGGATTTGATATAAATTATAAGGTAAAGGAATTCAATGAATATGTTAGTTTAACTGATGATGATTATAAATATAGTTATTGTAGAATATATGTTAAAGAGGATTTTAATTTCATATTTGGTGTCAATCTAAATTTTTATAAAAGGCCAATTAAATATAATGATAAAATAAATTTAGATAAGTTTGTTGCTACATTTGAAGATAGTGATTTATTATATTGTATTAATTTCTCATATTTTACTGGAGATTAAGAACCAAATGGTTTACCAAATGAATCTCGGCCAATTCTTATATCCTCATATTCCAAGCAATTGCTATTATCTTGTTTACATGTCTTTGGTTCTCCGTATAACCAATTTGCAAAAGATTGTTGATCATTTGGAATTGTCGTTGCTGGGGTCGTGTAAAATTGTCTTCTTAACGCTTTATCCACAAATATATCATCCACATTTTCATATAAATTATTAGTAAATGAATCATCTAGTTGTTGACTAATATCTTTATCGTCATAATCACATGCAGGAGGTCTTACTGGATTTGTAGTATAATCTGATTGTAATATATTCATATAGGGATTATTGATGGATGGTTTTTGACATTTGGGAGCTTCTTCTTTTTCGACTTTTTCTCTAAACTTAGGATCAATTTCTTCCTTTTGTCTTTTTAAAATATCACTACTATTCAAATAATACAATAATAAAGATAAGAGAAATATAAATACGGGTATGTAAAACCATATAGAATCAGATCTAAATAAAGTTAATATTATAGCTAAATAAATAGCGAATCGAGTTAATGCATTTAATTGTGCATTATTATTCATTTTTTTGTCTGGATAGAAATTGATGTAACCAGTATATAATATTGAAGGATCTTGTATCCAAAATTTTTCATCATTCATAATCTTCTAATATATTTATAGTAGAAAATTGTTCATGAAATTAAGCATATTTATTTATCAGATCATTTAATTTCTTAGCATCCGCTCCCTTAAATTCATCCAATTTAGTCAATTTATTATTAATTACTCTGTTAAATATAAATGTCGGCATTGCAGTAATTCCAAACTCTTGAGCCATTTCTTCACACTCATCTACATCTATATACATAAAAACAATATTCGGAGCTAATACACTAATTCCTTTATTTGTTTCATTGTTATATATCTGTTTTTTGATAGATTTACATGGCCCACACCATGTCGCTGTAAACATGAAAATTAATAATTTATCGTTATATGTCTCTATCTGTTTTATTAAATCATCTTTATTCACAATATGTAAAGGTTCCATTATGATATAATTTATTGTTATATAATAATGTTATTAATTAAACGAATTATTTTTCACTTTTTTTTATTTGATCCATTAGTTTACTTACATCATTATTCCTATAAAAATCCTCCATCTCCTTAAGTTGTTCTTCCGTTAAAGTAGCTGGAACTGCAGGCATATTACCCGCAAGAGTTCCCATTAAAGAACTCATCATCTCAACAGGATTTTTACCATCGCCGAATAATTTGCCTAAATCTTCAATTTTAGCATCATTCCTAGAACCTTTCCAAATAAATCATTTGGGTTAAAATTAGGTGGTAACATATTATCTCCAATATTAAGTACTTTTTTGACTGAATTAAATACATCATTAACTGAACAATTTTCAGGCGTCAATTTATCTCCATATTTCTCTGAAAGTAATTGAATTGTCTTAAATGTTCCACTTAATGGATTCCCTCCATCCTTATTCACTTCTTTAAACGTATTAGCAATATCCTTAACTACATTATCCATATTGATTTTCAATGGAGTCAATACTGCTTTAATTTCTTCCACAAAATTATTTGATGAATATTCAGTATAAAATAATTGTGCATAATGCCAAACCAAATTCTTCAATTCATCATCCCCAGAATCCAATAGCTTTTTCAAATTTAATGATGGTATTAAGGTAATATGTTGTGTACTCTTGGATGAATTATGAAATAATTTACTATTCCTATTTAATAACATCTTCCTGTTCTTATCCGAAATATCTATATCAGAAACATATTTAGTTAAAATTTTATTTACATCTTCTTCATCATTAATGGATTTAATTACATTTTCTAATTTGTCTTTTTTAGATGGTGCTAAGTCCACTAGACTATTAATAAAATCTATGTATTTTGATTTCTTGTCCATTATATGAAATATCAAATTATATTTTTTATAATAGTCTTACGCGGTTAAAATAATTTTTTCTTCAAATATTCTTCGGTATAATATACCAAAACTTTCATATAATCAAATATGGATTGTTTTGTATCACTGTCTAATGTATGCCAAATTTTAGTACATTTAGTTATTAATGACAACTCATTCTTACCACCCTTTATATGTGAATTAATATCCATCTTAAGGAAAAAATTCTCATCCTGATTATGAATCTTGTCTTTTAATGGATACACTAATAACGCAAATTGATCTATTAATAAAAAAGCATTAAAAGCAATCGCCTGTTTAGCCATATTTGTATTTGTAATAATTTCATCATCACAATATATTTTCTGCATTTCCTCCATAAAATTCAATAATTGTAAATTAAATTCACTGACTATTTCAGATAATGATGTCATATATTATAGTATATCTATAGATTTCTTTAAATAATTATAAACGAATTCATTTTCTTTGACCATATTTTGTTTGATTATACATCATCTGTTGCATTCTTTGTTGCTGCATTTGTTGTTGCTCCATTCTTTGTTGTTGTAATTGCATTTGTTGCTGCTGTTGCATTCTTTGTTGTAATTGCATTTGTTGCTGTTGCATTTGATGTTGAATTTGTTGCTGTTGCATTCTTGGATTAGGTTGTTGTAGAGGTGTTGTATTTCCTGAAAAATTACTATCTAATTGTGATCTTTTATTTACCAAATCATTTAAGTATTTAGTTTGTAATGTATCATTTATTTTATTTTCATATTCAGGTGCTGTTAAAATGAATTGATCTTCCTTTCCAAACAAAGCATTCTTTTTAAGTAACTTATCATCATCTTCATCTTTAATAAAAGTATAATTATCAGAAACATTTTTCATTTCCCTTTTAATTATCCCCGCAACATCATTTTCATTATTTGAATTTCCTTTAGCAGTCATCAATAACGGGTTCATCTTTGGATTCGCATACAAATCTACTTTTTGTTGTGATACCATATTATTAGAAGTTTGCATAAATTGTTTTTTTGTATTAAACCAGTTGAAAGCTGCTGCACCTTCTAATGGTTTAGGTAATCCTGCAACTATTAAAGTTGGAACCTTGGTTATATTTTTTGGAATATTTTGAGTTTCATCTACATTTATAAGTGTAAACATATGTAAAATATTTTCAGTCTGAAATAATTTAATTAATTCTGAACAATAACCACATCTCCTACTATAAAATAAAATATTGGGGGTATTCTTATTCATTTATAATATCATAATAATTTTATCTGGAAAAATAAACTTATCTAAATATATTATACATATGAACCCCGCAGAAACTTATGTCATTTCATATTACACTACTGACGGTAAATACAAAACAGAATATATACCTAAAAACATCTATAACGGTAATGCAGAATTTATGTCAAATGATAATCAAGATGCAAATAGTTCCACCGTTATGATTTATATTAAATCAGATATCAAACCAATAACAAAAGATGAGTTTGATCGGGAATTCAATATAACTGAATAAAACATAAAAGTGCAATTATTTCATAAAAGCAAAAAAAAATTGATCGCAATCATAAATAGATTGCGCTGCGATATTTATCGCACCACAAAGGTAATTTTTTTTGCAATTATTTCATAAAAGCAAAAAAAATTGATTATTACACTATATAAGAATTATTTATCATAAGTCTTATATATGGACATATCTATAAAACAAGTCGAAAAAAGTAAACAAAAATTATATTTACAATTCAAAGGTAAAGATGTAAACGATATCCTAGTTAATACACTTCGACGTATTATATTAGAGCATATCCCTGTATATGCTTTTGATCCAAAATATATAAAGATTGATAAGAATACATCAATATTTAACAATGATTATATGAAATTAAGGATAAGTAATTTCCCGATAACAGGGATTGATAACGATGTCAAAACATTGGATAAATTAGAATATCTTGAAAAGAAAGCTGCTGTTAGTTTAGCTACTGAAAAGTTAGATGATATAACCGATAATATAAATGAATTAAATATGGTAGTAAATATTAAGGCAACTGGTAATGAATTAAATGTTACTACAAAAAATGCCAAATTTTATATCAATGAATCAAATATCAATAATATATACAAAAACGATTTATTGATTTGTAAATTAAAAGATGATCAAGAATTACAATTCACAGCAATTGGTAAATTAGGTATTGCAAAAATGTCTGATATTTGGAGTGCAGTCTCTATTTGTGTCTTCGAAGAAATCTCTCCAAGTGAATTCATCTTTAAACTAGAATCATCTGGTCAATTAGAAGAAACTGAAATTATTAAAAGAGCATGTATTATTTTGAAAACTAAATTAAATAAATTAAAGGAATTTATTAATAATTATAAATTCGAAAATAAGAAAAAAGGCATTCTAATACTAGATAATGAAAACCATACTATGGGAAATTTATTAACTCATGGATTGCAAGAACATAAAAATATAGAATTTGCAGGCTATAAAATGGATCATTTATTAATAGATCAAATTATTATTAGATATGTAACTGATGGAGGTAAATCAATCAGTTCCATATTTGATGATGTAATATCAAAGAAAATTAAAATTTTCGATAAAATAAAAGATCTCTTAAAATAATCTAATTCTCAAACATACAATTCAATAATATAGCTATCATCTTAATAGACACCTTATCACATTTATTTGATACATTCCTATAAGATGCATAAATTGGATCAGTTTGTTCTGCATCTGCTTTTGCTTTAAGAATCTTTCGTGCATGTAATAACTTCAATAATTCCTTCGTATCATATCCCTTCAATAAATTATATATATCACAGATTCTTAAATTATAATTTTTATTCGCTAATTGATTGTTATTCTTCTTTAATATATATTCCTCCTTCTTCTTATAGTATATCCCTCTTATTTTATATAATATTGTTGTATATTCGCTTGACAATATTTTATATAATTCCTTATTCTTATGTGATGCATCCCGATAATTCCATAAAATCTGAAATAATTCATATAATTCACTCGTTAATACTTTAAATGTAGCATCTATGACCCCTAATGTGTCATATGGTTCCTCATCAAATAATGGATTAAATATTTTATTATTTTCTGGGAATATTTCTAAATGTTTCTTCAAATAACCCGTTTGATATAATTCAACAAAACTACTATAAATGTTAATACTATTCGGTTTCAATGTATTTAACATCATATATCTCTTCGATTGTATCTTCATCAATAATGTTTTATTAGTTTCTTCATCCAAAAATTTAATAACTACTCCCTCCATCTTTGGAGCTACTCTAATATCATCAATTTCATTTTCTTTATCCAACTCAGAAAAATCATTGTATATTTTGGGTTTTAATGGAATATAATTATTGAGGAATTTCCCCTCCACCTCTAAATGTGTCTTTTTATCCCGAGTCATTACATGAATTAACTTTTTATACATCGCATCCCCAAAGTATTCACTGTAATCTATGAAATTTTTATTGTCATAATGCACTAACACAAAAAAATAATAATATTCTTTATCTAAATTAACAAAAAAATTATCTCCAGCACATTCAATGAACATATCATAATGCGTCTTCTTACTCTTCCATTTAGATTTATTTGCATCTAAGCATTTCCTTGTTGATACATGCCATTTATCATCATAATTATATATTGCTAATAACGTCCCTTCATAACATTCTTCTATACTCTTTTTATTTTTCTTATCCGATGTATACATATTGAATAAATGTTGTTTTGCATCATCATTATATAACATTTCATCGAAACTATAACAAACAACATCTAATGTATTTCGATCCATTATTAGACTGCGACATTCTTTTTCGAGAGGTGTAAATTTAGTTGTATCTTTGGTATAATTGTTAAATAACATAAATAGATTACTATTTTCAAATTCTCGGACATTTATTCTGTTGCTCATTGATGTAATTTTCTTTTTTAATTCATTGTATGTTTTTTCAGGTAAAGAATTAACAACCTCGGTTATTGCAAATTTAATGCTCATTTATAATCAAATTATTATTATTAATACATATCTCTTTATATGAAAATAAATCAACTTTTTTCTGTATTTTTTAGTTTATTTGCAGCAAAAAAATCATATCTATATATATATGTATATTGATAAAATCGATGAACTGATCGACAGTATATTAGATAAATTTTATTATAAAGAGATCAAATCAGTAAGTCAATTTTTTGAAAAAATTAAGAAAGATCGAGTATTCGACAAATATTATGAAAAAATTAATTCAATCATATACTCTTATATTAAAGGTGTTGATATGACAGAAATTAAAAAAATCATATCTCAACCAGAAAATATTTCATTCATTAATGAAGTAAATCGCCGCTATCTCGCATATTATTGCTACATGTATATTGGATATTATGTAAATGATAAAGAAGTCTATATAAATAATTTACTCGAAATTTCCAAACAAACATCTTCCAATAAAAGTGAATTTATGATTAAAAATTTTTATAACAGCGATAATAATGCAACTCTTATCAAATTATATGATCTAATTAGAAATATCGTTCAGTTAGTTAATATAGATGATCCAAATAAAATAAATGATTTAATATCTAAAAATGATAAATATTTACCTGCAGCAATTTTCTTAAATGATATCGGTAATGAACATGTTATGACTCACTTTGTTGGCAATACCGATTTAAATCTGCATAATATAATCAAAACATTAATCTTCAGAGAAATTTATCTTAAGCAAGAGAAAAATGATTTATTCCAAATTATAACCGCTGCCGAACAAAAGCAAGGAGAATTCAAATATATAGATATTGTAGTTCCACGAATAAATTATATTGATTATTCAATTATTGAAAGTTTATTATCAGCTCAAGATGTTAAACGAGGTATTGCGCAAGAAATATGGGAATTATTGACTGAATTTGAAATTTTACTTGAAACAACTATGACTCCTGAAAATAAAATAATTGAACTATTAGATAAACAAATCGTTATACCAATTGTTGATGATTTCCTACGATACCATAAAAATACAGAAACTTATGATAAATCAGCTAATACCTTCGAAAAAAATAAAATTGATGCTTTAACCAAAATTGACCAAAGAGAAAAATCTAACAAAAAAGATAACACTAAAATCCGCTATATTGTTACCAAAGTTAATAAGATTGCCGACCTATATTCCAAAGCCGTTAAAAATAATCCAGCAATGAAAAAAGAACTTGATAAAATATTTTATCAACCATTAATTCATCGTAAAGCTATAATCATAAATGAAATTGAAGAGCTCAATATAATCAATAAATTAGAAATTCAAGGAAAAACAGCAATTGAAAATAATGAATATTATTCCGATCTAAAAGCATATCGTACCTATCCATATATTAATTTTCATGAATTTAAAAAATATGGATTTGGAATAAAACCAAATAGAACTATTGATGCAATTCGATTTACAAATTTTGAATTCAAAGAACAGGATAGATTTGCAGGTCTATTAAAAAACACATTACAAATGCGAGTTGCTGCCAAAGATACCAAAGTCAATATAGTCGGTGTAGTAATTCCATCAATGAAACAAAAATTACCTATTCAATGTATACGATTAAAAAATATAAATAATGTGGGTAAAGAAAACGGTTTTGCAGAAGTAACAAAAATATTAAATTCATCCGAACAATCAAAAACAATTTATTGGTTATTTGATATTAATAAAGACGTCCTGCATACTGATGTTTACGAGGAAGTTAGTTCTCTAAATTTCGAGGAATATTGTAAATTATTATTATCTAAAATATACGATGAACTGATACAAATTACATTTGATAAAGTAGTTAATAAAATTGGGAAAGAACAATCATATTACAATAGTTTAAATATATTAGATAAAATGGAAGAGAATCTCGTAACTATACCATATCTCAGTCCATTATATATCCAATTACAGAAAATTATCTATTATGACAAAGCAATTAAGGCAGTTAGAGAATTTGATAAGAATGAAAATATTATACCGGGCATAACTGGGGAAATTATTAAATTACCGGTAATCAAAGAAGATAAAGAAAAAGAGGAAATTATTCATGTAACTGATGAAACAAAAAAAGAAGAAGATCAAAAAGAATTTATCATAGAAGGTGCAATTTGCCAACACTTTTTATCATGGGGTAAATTAATTATTCTAAGAAATAAAAATCCTAATAGATTCAATCAATTATTCTTTGAATTTTTCAAAAAATATGTAACAATGAATTCTGAACAAGACTTTATTTGTAAGAGTTGCAGTAGTTTAATTGATATTAAAAAATATGTATCTGAATATCAACCAGGTGGAGATACTTATGCATTAAGTTTAGCTATCAGTGTACCTTTAGAGGAAATGGCTGAATACGAAAAGTATAATAAATCAATTAAATATATTGATAAACTAATTGAAAGAATTTGTTATATATCAAAAATTGTTTATTATATTGGTAATGATGCTAACGTTAAAAATCGACGCCAAAATATAACCAAAGAAATTATTGATTTAATTATACTTCAGCATAAAACATTACAAAATGATTATAATAAAAGAAGAGAGCGAGGAGAAACTTCTAGCAAATTATATGGCGTTTCCCGAGATTTATCCAACTTTTTCTTATTCCCTTTAACCAATGATATATTCGTCTATTCTAGTAAAGATATTGATAAGTTTAAACAAATTAAAATAAATAATGTAATCACTCTCATCTTATTCACTATGATAAATGAACTTAATTTAAATCAAATATTGCATCTTGCTTATGATAAAACATGTAATTACTTTTTATTTGAAAAATATGGATTTGGATTATTTGACGGGTTAATGATTAGAAATAACAATGGTAATGATTTAGTACCCATTAAAAATTATAAATTATTGTGTTTCGTCATTTATTATCTCTCATGTGTTTTATTAAGATTTAAAGTATGGTTATATAAATATTCGGTTGAACAAAAGATCAGTGTAAGTCCTCTATTACAAAAAATAATAATTCACACATTAGTTGAATTAATTAATAGTATATTGGAAGTTAATACTCGGGAAGATAAAAATTATTTATATGAGATAACCAGTACTAAATTCTTCGTTAAATTGAGAACAGTTTATAATGATACTGAAATACTAGAAAAATTAGCACAACAAAGTGATAAGAAGGTTGAAGTCGATAAAAATACCAAAAAAGTCAGGTTCATAAATAAAAGATTTGAAAATATTCCCTTAACTGGAACCGTAGAACCATATACTAATGATATGACACAATATTTATATTGTATTCCTCAATTACATGAAATAAAACGAGAAGTTAAAAAATATATCACTTTGGATAAATTAAATAAATTAACTAATTGCCCAACCGGCGAATTTCATAAATGGAACTCTCAGAAAGATCTTAAATGTACCAGATGTGATTTTTCATTAACTGCTGAAGCACTTAAAGATGCTGATAAAGATGATAAAAAAATATTGGATGCAGTTTATAATCTACAATTAAAAAAACTAGCTGCTATATTTTGTCCATCTGGATTGAAACATGTTATTGATCCGATAAAACAGGAATGTGTTAGATGCCATAAGAGTACGAAAGGAAAAATAGAAGATACCTATAATGAAAAAGAATTGAATGAAATGATGGATAATTTATTGAAGAAACAAGAAAAGAAGTCCTTACGAGATCATGAAATATTGAAAGAACAAAAAGAATATATATTAAATAGGAAGAAAAAGGTTGAGAAATTGGATAAAAAGTTATCATCACAATGGGATAAAAATATAGATGCAGTTATCAATCAATTTATTGATTTAATGGAATCAATTATTGGAGTTAATATTAACGTCAATAATAAAAATTTATATTTGAGACAAAATATATATATCGTAGATCATGATTACAGTGGAAATTCACTTAAAGAACCTATAATTATTCAAGAAAAAGATGGAAGAGTATCATATAACAAAATGGATCCATATTTCAAAACATCAGTATTATATTATAAAAATAAAGCACAAGATATAGTTGTATATTATGATGCAGTTAAGATGCATTTATTAGGATATAAACAAAGTAGTAAAGATTATGTCAAAATACAAAATAGTAATAAATACATCAAAGTGAATATATCAATGTATAATAAAATAAAATATCTTGGTTTTAATAATAATTTTATAAATATATTGGATGAATACAAGGACTTGAATTATATTAAAGATAATAAAGAAATAATGAAAATATTAGTTTCAAATATAATAAGAAATAGGATAAACGAATTGAAGAAAATAGGGGGTGATATTCAAAAAATAATATATCAAATTAAATTCAAATATGAGGGATTAGATATATTACCTATTGCTAAAAAGTATTCGAAAATATTCAAAGATATCAGTTTAAGTGACCCAAATGATAAAAAATCTAAAGTATTCAAATATTGGAAGTTGATAAATGAATCTATTTTCTTTGAACCTATTAATAAACCAGTAGAAGTAACATTAATAAATAATGTAAATAAAGAACCAAATTATATAGATAAACATGATGTAATTAAGTATGGTAATAATGATACAGTAATATTATTTTATATTATAAGTGAATTGATTAAATTATTTAAATTAAATACTGATAAATTTACAAAAACACAATTGGTTTATTTAGTTATCGATATTTTTGATTATATTTATAATATATATTTTGTCGGATTTTATAGTGTCGATTTGAATTTTTTCAAATATATTCTCGATTCAAGTTTATCTATAAGTGACGAAAATATGAAAAATTTATTGAACTTAGACGATACATTCACCGAACTCACCGAAGAAGATATCGAAAAAAGAAAGGAGCAAGAAGAGGTTGATCAGGAATCATGGGATTCATTAGATGTAGATATACCTGAAGATTTTGATGCGGATGTAGATGGAGATATGGAAGTGAATTTTGAAGGTGTGGATGTGGGAGAAGATAGTGAATTGGTGGAATTGCATGAAGCGTTGATTCCATAAAAATATAAAAATACACTATTTTATTTCAATAAAATACGATAATTTATTGAAATAAAATATCATATTATAGTATAATAAATGAGGATTAATTATGACAATCTAATCGTTATCATTTTCCTTTTAGCAATACTGTACTATTATGCCCAGAAAAATGTCGAAAAATTCGAATTGGATGAAACTGTCCCCGATTACTATCCAATCGATTATACAAAAACTATTTATGGCGACTTCATGGGATCCACTATCAATAATAAAAGTTTAAGTCAATTAGAACAAATATTATTTGAAGCCAGGGAAGTAGCCAATGAAGATCAATTGGGTGTCGATGTATTTAATCGCCCTGGATTACCTGTATTAAAGTCTATGTTAACTCCTGAAAAAGTAAAACCAATTACTGACTATTTAATTGATCTAATTAATGGTTTAGGAAATGATATCAATACAGTTAAATTAAATAATGCTTATAACATTATAGAAGAACAAACTGAAACAGAGGCTAAAATATCAATGGATTTAAATTTGGCCTATTATGTTAAAAATAATCCAACATTTTTCATCAAAAAATCACAAATGGTACCCGATAAATTATATAAGATTGATGATGTTATTGTTCATGTAGAATTTTTCTCATTGAAAGAATTAATAGACGACATATTCGCTAATCAACAAAAATGTGATAGATTATACGTGAATCAGTTATTTATTAAAGGACATTCCCACCAAGCTTTTTTGCCAGGTAGTAACATTGTAAAGCCATTAACACATGAATTATTAACGAAGGATGATCAAATGTTTACCAATAAGGAAATAGATGAAATTTTAAGACAAACTAAAAACACTCATTTACAAGAAATGGATGGTCGTACTGCTCAACCTGAAACTGCACCAAAATTAACTAAACATTTCGATGAATATGTTGTAGGAACCATGTAAAGCTCAATTTATGATATTAGATAAATATTATAATATCATAATTTAAAGATTCTTCAATTTCTGTATTCTTTGTTTATTAATATTCAATAATTCATCATGTCTTTGTATTTCATTAATCATCATTGGTATCAAAGAATTATAATCCACCGAATTTATATCTCCATTTGCATCCCGTATCACTAATTCAGGATAGAATTCATCAACTTCTTCAGCTATTAAACCATACTGTAATTTTTTACTATTGTCATCTTTATAGTTAAATACAACTGGTCTTAATTTCATTATATTATTCGTTTTATCTCCCATTTTATGTATATTTTCCTTGAATTTAATAGATGATGTTGAAGTTCCTACCTGTCCTTCATTATTCATATACATTGTAACTCCTGAACTTACTGTACTTCCATAAATTCCTGCAATATAACATCCAAGATTATTGTTAGTTTGATCACCTAGTCTAATTACTTCACTGTCTCCAGCAATTCCACTAGTTCCAATAACTATATTATTACTTTCAGAACTAGTATATGCACTACCAGCTTGAGATCCAATAATAATATTATTAGTTCCTGTAAGTAATGATGTTGCTGCTTTATATCCTAAAACGATATTATTAGTACTTCCCGAACCGGTAAAATTTTGTAATGCCTGTGTTCCTGCAGCAATATTTGTTGAACTAGTACATTTATTTAACGCTTCATAACCTATAGCAATATTATCACTAATATTTTGTACTGTTGATGGATTCAATGCATTAGAACCAATTGCTATATTTGTACTTCCAGATATATTTTGTCCTGCTTGATAACCAATACAAATATTATCACTTGTGGTTGTGATATTACTACCTGCATTTGTACCCATAGCTATATTATCAGAACCAGATGTAATACTTGATAATGCATTTGCACCAAATGCGATATTAAATTCACCTGTAATATCAGTTGGATTTCCGGCATTTTTTCCGATACTTATATTGTAGTTTATATCAGCTATGAATATATTTCCACCTTTATATATATTATTAGATGTACTACTAGAATTTCCCATATATAGATTTGAATTACTGTCTATTGTAATTGTACTATTAGCTAAAGTAGTTCCAGTCGTACCGGAAAATTTAGCTATACCATTATTAGTTGAGCTATTGGGTCCAATCACAAATGCTGGTTGATTTTGCCATTGTGCAGTAGTACTACTGGTAGCAATTAATACTTGTCCACTAGTTGGGGCTGACCCAGTTAAAGTGACATCCCATATAGTACCATTAATTAATTTATTTGCATTGACGGTATTAGTAGCGTCATCAATTACTACATTTTTAAGATTACTATTTAAGAAATTTATAGTATCATTTATTGCGCCGATACTCAAATTTTTAGCAGTTAGTCCTCCATTCAAATTAGATACTCCTGATATTGTCAATGTACCATTAGTTGATATGTTACCATTAGTTATTGAAAAGTTCGTCATTGTTAAATTATTATTTAAAACAATACCTCCAATAAAATCACTAGTTCCATCCACTGTTAATGATCCATTTATTACTGTATTACCACCTGGAGAAACTGTAAATAAATTATTCACGTTAATTCCCCCGTTTAAATTTGCTATTGAACTCACATTTAATGTCCCGCTCGCTGTTATATCTCCTGATGTATCTATAGTAGCAATACCTCCATTAATTGTTAAAGCTGTTGTTCCAGAACCAGATATCGCAACTGTATTTGTTGCAATAGATGAAACAGTAATACCAGCGCCACTAATTTCTCCGGATGCGATAATACCTCCTGAGAATGTCGCTAAACCTCCAATATATAATTGTTTACCTATCCCCATTCCACCTTCAACTATTAAAGCTGCAATAGCTGGTGTAGGTGGATTCGGCGGAACATAATCTTGTGTAGATGTAATTTCAACATATGAATTTACAGTTAATGGACCAGCTATTCCCAATTCAGTGAAAGCACAAGTACCGAGAAATGATGCATTATTTGCAACATTAACGTTGCCAGTGGTTAATTGTTTGCCAGCATTATTTAACTGTGTTGCTGCGGATGTTGAAGTTGTACCTAATGCTAAAGTTAATGCACCTACAGCGGCAGTTCCTAATCCTGTAAATGTTGTCATATAATATAAATTGATTTATTTTTTTAATCAATAAAGCAAATTATTTTTCTAATTTTCTAATTTCTTCTTCTTGTTCCATTATTATCTTATTATTATACTGTATTCTATCTAATATCATTGAAACCATATTATGATACTGTACTGAATATATTTCACCTTCTTTATCCCTAACAACTAATTCAGGATATATTTCATTAACTTCTTCGGCAATTAATCCATATTTTATATGTCTATCAGTATCTTCTTTGTAATTAAAAGTAACTGGATTTAATTTTAGTAGATTGTTAGAATCCATATCTTCTATATCTTCCTTGAATTTTATAGATGATGAAACCGTACCTAGATTTCCATTTACATCTATTAAAAGTTGAGCTCCTCCTACATTATTACCATATATCCCAGCTATATAGCAAGTAGTTTGAGATGACCCTATACGAATTACACCATTATCGTTACCAATTCCCTGAGAACCGATATAGATATTATTGCTGCCACTAATTATTGCACTATTATTACCAATTGCTAAATTATAAGATCCTCCTGAATTATATAATGATTTATATCCAATTGCGGTATTATATGAACCGGATCCAATACTCATCAATGTAAAATTACCAATAGCAGTATTCTGGTTACTATTAGAACATGAAAACATTGATTCATATCCAATTCCGATATTAGCATTTATATCATCTGAGTCATCAAGTGATTGAGTACCTATACCTATACAACCGATAGATGTTGTTGTAACTGCAAATGATTGACGACCGATGGCAATATTAAATGCTCCAGTTGTAAAATCTCTAAGTGATTCATATCCAATAGCTACTATTCCAGCTGAACTTTGGATTCCTTGTAATGCGTATGGCCCTAATCCATAATTTAATGTTCCCGTGACAGAACTTAAATTTCCAGATCCCACACTCGAATCTCCTATACCAATACTATTATTATAGTTATGGATAAATATATTCCCTCCCTTATATATATTATTACTAGTGGCAGTTGAATTACCCATATTTAAATTAGAATTAGTATCTATAGTTACAGCACTACTTATTAAAGTACTGCCTGATGTATTTCCATACAATGCAATTCCATTAGTTGTTGATGATCCGGGACCAGTTATATAGGAAGGAAGACTCTCCCATTGAGCAGAAGATGAACTAGTTGCATATAATACTTGTCCAGCAGATGGAGCTGAACCACTTAATGCGACTGACCAAGTGGTACCATTGAATAGTGTACCGGCAGAAACAATATTAGTGGAATTATCAATGATTGAATTTGTAAAACTATTATTATTAAAAGTAATAATTCCACTAGTTGATGTTATACTTAAATCTCCTGTAGTGGTGCTAATTCCTCCATTTAAATATGAATTACCTGATATTGTAGATGATCCGGATGTTACTATATTTCCGGTTGTTGTATCTATTGTAATTTTAGAATTACTTAAAGTAGACCCAAATTGAACATTTCCAATTAGAGAATTTGTTCCACTAGCTGTAAAAGTGCCTGCTGTTGTCAAATCTCCACTGATATCCACCACAAAATTATTAGTATTTACTAGAATTGTATCGCTCAATGTACTCAATCCCGTAATTGTTGTTACTCCACTTCCACTAATATTACCGGATGCATCTATACCGCCCTTTGTTCCTGCAATTGTTAATGCCACTGTTCCAGATCCAGATATTGCACAAGTGTTTGTCGCCAATGATGATGCAACTATTTCAGGACCAGTTATCGAGCCAGTTGCAGCAATTCCTCCTGCCAAAGTAGTTAATCCTCCGACATTCAAATTCAAGGAAAGACCTACCCCGCCTTCGACAATAAGAGCTGCTAATGGTAAGTTAGGTGGCTGAGGAACATAATCTTGAGTAGATGCGAAAATTACTGGGTAATTACAAGTTAATGCATCAGTAACACCAACATCATTCATGGTAACAGAACCAGCGACAAGTAATTCGCCTGTAACATTTAAGTTTTGAGTAGTGAAATTATCTTGAAACCCAGTAAGTTGGGTTGAGAATGTGGTTGCAAAGGTACTTAATTGTAAATTTAATGAAGAAGTTACGGAAGTTGTTGAAGCCATATATATCCTTAATTTAGTTTTTTTATTTTATTTCTAAATTCACCAAACGTTCGGTTTGTTTTCTAATTATTTCATCTTGTTTCTTCAATTCATTCAATAACATCGGTATCAATGTATGATAACTCACAGAATATATATCCCCATCTTTATCATTTATTACTAAATTCGGTAAAACCTTATGAACCTCTTCCGCAATTAGACCATATTGTTTTCTTTTAGTTTCATCATTTTTATATTTAAATGTTACAGGACGTAATTTATAAATATCATTTGATCTATCTTTCATATCATAAATATTTTCTTTATATTTTCTGGATGAAAAAGATGTTCCTATTTGACCACTGGAATTTATATATACAGTTTCGGGAGGAATAACACCTATATTTGCATTATATATTCCTGCAATATAGGCAGAAGATTGAGTTGAACCTATTCGAATTAATCCTGTATCACCAGAAATACCTTTATTACCAATCATAATACAATAGCTTGTATCATCCAAATTGTATCCTGCTTGAACTCCCAAAGCAATACAATTTTTTACTGATGAACTATATAATACACTACATCCTACCCCAACATTATTGGATATTGTTAATGATTGCGACCCACCTCCTTGATTTACGTGATTTCCAATATAAACGCACGAAGAAGGTGAATATAAATTCGGATCATAAAGAATCTGTGTACCAATTGCAACTATGTCATTGTTAAATATACCACTTGCTACATTACTTCCAATTGCAATACTATTATTACCAGAACTTGCTAATGCACCAAGTCCAATTGCAACTGAATCATTCGATTGATTATAACTAGTTATATTCCCATATAATACACCATTACCCATTCCCACACAATTACTTGCACCCGCTGCTAAAATATGATTATCATAATAAGGATTATTACTAATCACTGATATATTACTTCCTGTATCCCCACTAGAAATTGCAAGTTGTCCAATTAGTGTATTATTCGTTCCATAATCACTGATAAATAAATTTCCACCTTTATTTATATTATTAGATGTTAATGTTGAACTGCTCATATATAAATTTTGATTTGAATCTATAGTTATTCCAGTTCCCAATAAAGAATTACCACCATTACCACCAAAAACTGCTATTGAATTTGCCGTAACTGTTCCAGGACTAGGAATATCACCATTAGTAGAACCCCATCCAACTGTACTACTACTTTGTGCAGTTAATATATTCGTATTTACAGGAGCACTTCCTGTAGTACCCACTTTCCAAATTGATCCATTTTGTAATATATTGGCTGCTACTGTATTACTCGTACTGGTTAGAATAGCATTTGTAATCTCATTGGAATTAAAATTTACATTTTTCGTTGCACTACTTATCTGTAATGTACCAACATTTGTTGTTATGGTATTGTTTGATTGGGTAAATAATCCACTGGTAAAACTACCATTTGTATTAATGTTCCCATTTAATGCAACCGTAAAATTAGGAGAAGTTAAAGTTCCTGATAAGGTTGCTCCGCTTAAGGTCGATACACCGGTAACACTTAAATTACCTGGAATCAACACATCTCCAGAAGTATCGACTGTAAATTTATTTGCTGTAATTCCACCTTTTAAATTCGACACCGAACCAACTGTCAATCCGCCCGATGTTTTAATATTCCCATTTTTATCTATAGTCGCAGAACTCCCTATACTCAATGCACTACTACCTACGCCAGATCCAGAGATTGTTAACATATTAGTAGTTACACTAGTTACTACTGCACTAGGACCCATAATTGTTCCTGTTGCAGTGAACCCATTTTGAAAATTAACCGATCCACCAATATTAAATTGTTTTAAAATAGCAACTCCCCCATCAACAACCAACGCTCCTGTTGTAGGTGATGTAGAATTAGTTGTATTTGATAATAATACAGATGTTTGATCCGGTAAACTATTACCTACGAGTAGCACATCACCTATGGTAACATCAGATCCAGAAGTACCGGCCATCAAAGTTTCTCCATTAACGGTGAGCGTTACAGATGTATTTGCGGTTACAGTGTTAATGCCTTTATATATCTGATTAATTTGGTTTTGAATATTGGAAATTAAATTTGAAATTTGTGACTGTAATACTTCAAATATACTATTTGGACTCGAAGCCATAATATAATATAAATTAGTTATTTTTTATACTACAAAATAACTAATTTTAATTCATTATTAAACCACTTATAATCCCCTCCATATCCTTTATCCATTCTGTTTTACCCTCTTTTAATGCTATATTATACGCTTTCTTCGCATATTGCAATCCACCATCCATCTTTAATAAAATACAATACTTCGCATATAATCTAGGTATGTGATACAGATATATAAATGGATCAAAAGAATTAAATGCATTTGGAATTGGTATTTCTGTCGCTCTCTTAATATATAGGTATCCTGCCATTGGATTAATATTTATATAATATTCCGCTATCGAAAAGATCGGTTCAGCTCTATATGGCATATACTCATACGCCTGTATATATAATGGAAGCACCAAATACCATTGTCTCTTCAAATTGAATTCAGCAATTAATGCTCTTCTATAATATGCATTAAATATTTCTTCTTTATATTGAGGATTACATTCAAAATAATTACTATAACAATCATATGCTTCTTCCCACAGTTTTAATAATGAAGTAGTTTGTGCTAAATAATACCATACACGTGCATCAGTTGGATCATTTTTTAGATAGTCTTTTAATAATATATAATCATCATTTAATCTATTATATGTCCTAACTGTATTGATTTTATCACTCATATAACCATTTATAATTACACCACTTAACCAATCCTCAAAATCAATTATCTCATGAACTGGGTACAAATATTTTTTATTTAAACTGGTTTTCCATATTATATTTCTTTTCTGAGATCCTAGTTCAGATTTAACCTCAATCAAATAATAATCCATATTCAATGATAAAATTTGAGATCTAATATTTTCACCATAGATTATATAACTGTCATCCGGCATTATAGTATAAGTACATTTTTTATTAGATAGATCGAGAGCTATATTTCGTGCAATATCAAAACGAAAAGGAGCAGGAAAATGTTCCTCTATTAATTTGAATTTTTTATCTTTTAAGGTTTCCCGGATTAGATCTTGAGTTCCATCGGTTGATCCAGTATCTAATATCGTAAATTCATCCACAATATTAAAATAACTTTCCAATGTACTTTTTATAGTATCAACCCCATTTTTAATTATCATAACTACTTGAATAGTCTTGTCTGATATATCATAATTTAAAAATGATACTATATCATCAACTGTTTTATATATAACATAACTATAATTTATTATTAATCTATTATCTTTAACAATTTTCTTACATTGATCCAAAGATGAATATAAAATACTAGTTAAATACTTCATATCTTCAATATCTATATTATAAATATCATTTTTTGGCATAAAATATATTTTAGTGTTCTTATAGTCCCTAAAATTGGTTTGATCATATAAAATTATATGGTCATATCTTTTAGATTTTGATTGATCAGATAAAATTGTAACATTATAATTTAAATCAATTAATTTATTACTCAAATCATTCACAATTTTATCAACATCCTTCGTCACAATAGCATAATTATTAGACATTATTATTTAATAATAATTTTATATTTATATCTTAACTAAAATATTTATTATTGATTCCATATCTTTTAACCAATCATCACGTTTTAATTCTAATGCCGTTCTATATGCTTTCTTAGCATATTCTAATCCTTGATCTATTTTTAATGCAATACAATATTTAGCATATAATCTCGGTATATAATATCCATACATATGAGGATCAAAACTATTAAATTTAACTGGGTTCAATTCCAAATCTTTAGCTCTATTAATATACATGTATCCAATCGATGGATTTGTATTAATATAATATTCTGCTATGGAGAAAAGTGGTTCAGCTCTAAATGGAATAAAATCAAATGCTTCTGTGTATAAAGCTAAAACTTCATGCCATGGTTTTTTTAAATTAAATTCGGCAACTAATGCTCTTTTATATAATGCACCAAATTTTTCTTCTTGGAATGTAGGATTACAATCTAAATAATTCTTATATGCGTCAAATGCTTCTTCCCATTTATTCAACAAACCCGCTGTTTGCCCCATATAATACCACATTCTGCTAGATTTACGGTCTTTTTTCAAATATTCACTTAATAAAAAGTAATCATCATTTAATCTTTTATCAGATCTTTCTCTATCATATACATCGTCAACAAATGCATTAAGAACACATGTACTCATCCATTCAGGGAAATCAATAAATTCATGGATCGGATACTTATATTTGAATCCATATTCAGTTTTCCAAATAATATTTCTTTTTTGCGAACCGTCTGATATTGCATCTTCTGATTTACGTCCATTAACTGGTACACAATAATAATCATTATTATTTGATAATATTTGTTCTCTAATATTATTTCCATTAATTGCATAACTGTCATCTGGCATAATAGTATAATAAGTATTTGGATTCCCTAATTCTAATGCCCTATTACGCCCTTCATCGAAATGAAATGGTACCGTAAATTTCTCTTCAACGAGTTTATATTTTTTACCTTTCAATGTTTCTCTAATTATATCTTGAGTTCCATCAGTAGATCCAGTATCTAATATTGTAAATTCATCCACTATTCCAAAATATGATTTTAGTGTTTTAGCTATAGGTTTGGATCCATTTTTAACTATCATTACTAGTTGTATCTGTTTATTTAATATATTATGATTAATTAAGGATAACATTTTATTAACACATTCTTCCCATGTTTGTGTTGATGCATATTTTATATATTTTTTCCTATCATGCTCTTTGATAGTTTCCATTGTTTTAATTAATAAATCAGTGTATTTAATTAAATCTTCTTGAGTTTTAATATTATCTATTGTAGGAGCATCAGGATGAATAGTTTCATTTAATGCACCATTTCGTGTACATACAGGGATACAACCGGCTGCTTGTGCTTTTACTGCACTAATACAATAAGTTTCATCATTGGTAATACAGGGATAGGATAGAATAGATGTTTTTTTGAGGGCTTCAGCTAATTCAACATGCCCAACTTTTCCAACTTCTCTAACCCCTTTATCTTTTAAATTTTCTATTTGTTTTATTATTTTATTCAATCCTTCATCATTAAGTAACCCAAATGTGTTTCTTCCATAATATATATCCAAAGTAGCTTTAGGAAATTTTGATTTTATAGTAGGCCAAATATCTAATAATAAAGTTAATCCACGAGCATAATTAGATATATAAGCACATGAATATGGTTTACGTTCTTGCTTTAATGGATTAGAAAAATGGGATGGATTAATACCATTACCACAAATTACATATTGTATAGTGTTAATTAAAATGTTTTGTTCTATGTATCGTAGTTTTTGGTATTTGGATAGGAAAAAACAACCAGCTAAGTATTTTAGTTCTTCTGATTTAATTTCATTAAATGGAATATCATGTGGCCAAAAATATACCTTGTTAGCGTATTGAGCTAAATAACTAAAATCGGTTCGTCTCCAAGCTATAATTACTTGATGTTTTATATTACCTAATAAATCAATATCTACATAGTGAGAATATTTAGATGTTTTAGGTGGATTACCATAAACAGTGACTTTGTTACCTTTTTTTATTAATAAATCAGTTACATTAATTACAGCTTCTTCAGAACCGGCGATACCATTTTTAATAGTATCAGGATCCCAAGGATTTACATTTTTATCTTTATAACATACAATTGCAATATCATTAATCATTTATACATAATGATTAATAATTTTTTATATTGAAATTTACTTATTGAGTTTTAGTTGATCAATTTCTTTGCGTAGTTTTTGTACTTCGTTTAGTAACATAGGGATGAGATGAAGATAAGCTACCGAATCAACTTCCCCGTCTTTCATAAGTGATAATTCTGGATATATTTCGTGTACTTCTTCGGCAATTAAACCAAATTGAAGTTGTTTGGTGGGATCTTTTTTATAATTAAAAGTTACTGGTCTTAATTTATGTAAATTATCTGTTATATCAGCCATATCTTTGACATTTTCTTTATATTTTATTGAAGATGTTGGAGCAGTTATTTGGTTATCTGTAGTACATTGGACAGCAGCTCCATTACCAATTGCACCATATATACCAGCAATATAAGTTGCTACATGTGCTTGACCGATAAATATTACATTAGTTCCTTCAGTACCAGGATTACCAATTGCTATATTATATGCGCTTACTGAATTAAATCCTGATCCAGCTCCATAACCAATTGATATATTATATGAACCAGATGTTACGCTTCCTCCTGCACTTTGTCCAATAGCAACATTAGCTTCTCCAGTTGTTATGCTTCCTCCTGCACTTTGTCCAATAGCAACATTAGATGATCCAGTAGTAACACTTTGTATAGCATTCGCCCCTATTCCAATATTATATGAACCAATTGTGAGACCAGATAATGCACTATTACCCATAGCTACGTTATTTACTCCTGTAGTTATAGCATATAGAGTGTTTTGACCAACTGCTGTATTATAATTTCCGGATTGAGTATTAGCTACATTACCACCCGATTGATATCCAACATATGTACATTGAGACCCTGTACAATTATAAGCAGCACCATAACCAATATACACACCTTGACCAGATGAACCAGCTCCATAACCTGCTTGATAACCAATTGTTACATTTGAAGTAGAACTAGCATTATAGCCAGCCTGATAACCAATAACTACATTGTCACTACCTGCGGAAGTAGTGAATCCCATAGCTTGAGATCCTATAATTGTATTCGCTCCAGCATTTACACCTGCAGCTACATTATAACCAATAAATGTATTGTTTCCATTAGAAGTGTTTGCGGCACCTGCATTATAACCAAGTGCTGTATTAAATGGACCAGTAGTATTTTGATACAATGCATTATATCCAACTGCTGTATTTGAACTTGTCATAGTATTTTGTAATGCTTGATAACCAATAGCTGTATTATTTATTATATTAGTAGCTGTAAGTTGCATTGCATTATAACCAATTGCTACGTTATATGAACCTGTTTTATTATTGAATAATGAGTTATTACCAACTGATACATTCTGTTGTCCAAGAGTGTTATTATATGCCGATTGATAACCAATTGCTATATTGTTTGAACCTGTTGAATTGAAAATTAATGCTGCAGAACCAACAGCAATATTATTTAGACCTGATGTATTGCTACTTAATGCTTCATAACCAACAGCAACATTATTTATACCTACGTAATTATTAAATAATGCTGCAAAACCAATCGCAACGTTATTTACACCTGTTGTATTGAAAATTAATGTTTGATAACCAACAGCAACATTAGACCCTCCAATATCCAACTGTAATGCTTGGTAACCAATAGCTACATCATATTGTATACCATTACCTGTATTTTGCATTGCATTAAAACCGATAGCTACGTTATATGAACCTGTTGTATTACTGTATAATGTGTTATTACCAATTGATACATTCTGTTGTCCTGAATTGTTACTATATCCGGATTGATAACCAATTGCGACGTAACTATTACCAGAAGTATTATTATATGCTGTTTGATAACCAATTGCCGTTATTCCGCTTCCTGTAGATGTACCATTAGAAAGAGATTCATATCCTATTGCTATATTTGAATTACCATTTGTATTACTCGCTAATGCTAAATAACCAACAGCTACATTATTATTACCTGATAGATTATTTAATAATGTTCCATAACCAACAGCAATGTTATTCGAACCTAATAAATTGTTGTATAATGCTGTAAAACCAATCGCAATGTTATTTAGACCTGTTGTATTAGTAGTTAATGCTTGATAACCAATAGCAATGTTATTTAGACCTGTTGTATTAGAACTTAATGTTTGATAACCAATCGCAATGTTATTTGTACCTGTTATATTAGTTAGTAAAGCTGAAAAACCAACAGCAACGTTATTTGAACCTGATGTATTGTTGTTTAATGAGTAAGTACCAAGAGCAATGTTATTTAGACCTGTTGTATTAGTACTTAATGTTTGATAACCAATCGCAATGTTATTTAGACCTATTGTATTAGAACTTAATGTTTGAAACCCAACAGCAACATTATTTGCACCTGTTATATTATTTAGTAAAGCTGAATAACCAACAGCAACGTTATTTGAACCTGTTGTATTGTTAAATAATGTGTTATAACCAACAGCAATATTATTTATACCTATTGTATTGCTAGTCATAGCTGAAGCACCAATAGCAACGTTATTTGCACCTGTTGTATTGAAAATTAATGTTTCATAACCAACAGCAACATTATTTGCACCTGTTGAATTACTAGATAATGCTGCATAACCAATCGCAACATTCGATATACCTGTTGAATTACTAGATAATGCTGCATAACCAATCGCAACATTAAGCCCTCCAATATCATTATGTAATGCTTGGTAACCAATAGCTACATCATATTGTATACCAATACCTGTATTTTGCATTGCACTAAAACCAATTGCTACGTTATATGAACCTGTTGTATTATTGAATAATGAGTTATTACCAATTGATACATTATTTTGTCCAGTAGTGTTATTATATGCTGATTGATAACCAATTGCTACATAACTACCACCTGAAGTATTATTATATGCTGCTTGATAACCAATTGCTGTTATTCCGCTTCCTGTAGATGTACCATTAGAAAGAGATTGATATCCTATTGCTATATTTGAACTACCACTTGTATTATTATATCCTGCTTGATAACCTATACCAACATTAGACCCTCCAATATCATTCTGGAATGCTTGAGTACCAACTGCAGCATCATTATCTATATTATGAATAAATAATTGACCATTTTTTAATATATTTCCACTACCTGTTGTAGAATTCAATAAATTATAATTAGTGCTTTGATACTGTGCTGTACTATATAATATAGTAAATGATTGTGCTGTTGTCAATGTTCTACTTGTTGTAACTGTAATAGATGTATTACTTGAATATGCTGTTATTATATCAGAAATTCCATCTGCATAAATAATTGTACCACCTACCATTGCTCCTGTGAAGTATGTTCCTGATCCTGTAATAGTTGTTCCTGATTGTGTAATTGTGCCTATTGTAGTTATTGGAGTTATCATTGTATATATTACATAATTTGTACCACTTGAAATTGTTATTGCATTAGATGATGTTAGAGAAGTAGAACTATTAACATTTGATATTCCAACATATTGTCCTCCGCTAGTTACCAATAAACCTTTTTTCATAAAATTATTAAAAGATGTTCCTGATCCCGTAATTGTAGTCGATGAACCAGAAGTACTAACTGTACCGACACTATACCCTGTTGAAAAACCATAGTAAATTGTTGAACCAGTTGGAACTGCAGATTGAGAAGGATATGCAGTTAATGTTGTTGAATTTGTATATCCAGTTATTATAGCAACCTGCCCAGTAACAAATACTATTATACCTCCAACCATCTGAGATATGAATCCGGTACCTCCATTACTGGAAATAGTTGTTCCAGTTTGTGTATAATTTGTTGAACTAATGCTTAAAGTATTACCGTAATAAATTGTATATGATGTACTAGTGACTGTTTGCGATGGATAAACAATTAAAGATGTTGCTGATGTATATCCAACTATAATCGCCGTACTAGTTACTGTAGGACTACCACTAGAATATACTATTATACCGCCTACCATAGATGATGTAAAACCTGTACTAGTTCCCGTTAATATATTTGTGGATTGAGCAACAGTTCCAGCGCTATATTGTTGTACACCAAAT